TTGGCCCAAAAGTTCAACTTGGATTGGGTCATTTCCTCAGTGTGGGTCAAGGTGTAGGAGATTTGCATATCGTTGTGTGTTTGTTTGTCGTTGTTGACATAGCAAATATACAACTCAATTTCGCATATCCAAACATTCACGCAAAAAAAGTTTGCATTTATGCAAGGAAGTAGGAACCCGACCGGGAGGTAGTGAGCAGGTTGAGACATACGTAACGGACCGCATCGATGCCGTGGTTGTCCTTATCGACGGGGCGGTTCAGGTTGCGCCCGTTCTTGTCTTGCTCCCATCGGTACGCCCGAAGCTCCTTTTGTAGCTGGGTACTCTCTGCCGTCACGAGCAGCTTGTGCCGTCTCATAATGTCGATGCCCTGCCGTATCGAATCCGGTCCTTTCCGTGCGGGCTTGACGTTGTGCCCCAATCGGAAGAGCTCCTCGATACTCTTCGGCTCGGCAGAGTCTGCGATGATGGTCTCCACGTTTAGCTTGTCCAGCTCCTCACTGATGTCGGGATTTGTGAGTCCGGTCGAGTACAGGCGCTCGTGGAGGATGAGCGTATTCCCGTCTTGGTATACGTCGATGACGGCGGTGGGGTCGTTAGTGAATCCGAAGTCGAGGCCCGTTCCGATCCTCTTGCCGGCTATCTCTCCCACCTCCCACGTGAAGACGGCCGCCTGGTTGACTCCCCTCTCTCCGAGGCCGTAGATGCGCCAGTAGTTCGGGTCGGCTTCCTTGAGGCGTTCAATCTCTTGGATGGTGGCACGGTCGAGGTATGGGTTGTCCTTGTATGTGGTCTTGAAGAAAGAGGCGTCCGACCGCGGAATCACCTCGGTCATTATCCAGTGGTACTCGTCGGAGGGGTTGTAGTCGATGATGACCTTCCCCGTGGTCCGAAGTAGCAGCTGCCTCCAATCCTCAAGGGCCAGCTCGTTGGCCTCGTTGATGAACAGAATATCACGCTTCCTACCTCGCACCTTTTGGGGTTGGTCTACGCTAATGAACTCGACCAGGTTTCCGAAGAGGACGTAGTTGGCCTCTGACTTGTTGTGCTGTTCGGGGTTGTATGCGTCTTCCCTTTCGAGTATCTCAAAGAAGTCCCGCATGACCGAGGCGCGGAGGGCGGGGAATGTCTTCCGGGCTATGGTGATGACGGCTCCGGCGTTCTCGTTGTCATAGCAGAGCTCGACCAAGGACTGAAGTATCGAGTACGTCTTGCCCGATCGCGTCCCGCCTTGGTGGACTTGGATGCGGGAGCCGCACCCTTTCACGTGGTAGTACGTGGCGGGCTGCCTCACGCAACGTCCGGAATGTTTGCCCAATGTGTGGGGGCCCCATCGAAGTCGGCGTCCTCAATTTCCCAGATGCCTTCGGGGTCGTGCTTCATCGAGAAGAATATGACGCACGAATGCCACGAGGCCTGCTCCAGTTCGTCGGCTTTGCAAACCAAATAGAAATCCTCCGTTGGAGGCGGCGTGTCGAATGTGTTCCAAGTCATGGGGTCAATTTACGCCACGTCCGCGTTGTCATCGGTGAACCACGAGAGCGGCTTCTTCTCTGCCACGGCTATCTCTTGGCGCTCGACATACCCCCGGTTCTTGCCCTTGGTCTTGAGGTAGAAGATAGTCGCCGCGGGGTTGCCCTGGTCAATGAGCTTGTGCAGCTTGGACTCGGCGAAATCGAGGGCCACGTCTCCGAGCTTCTCCACGGCGTCGCGGTACTCGTCGTCGTCTTTCATCCAGCGGTAATGCGTAACGCGAGCGATGCCCACCACCTTACAGGCTTGGGTCACAATTCCGAGAGCTTTCTCAAGCGCCTCAACCATTGCTTTTTTTTGTTGTTCCATTGCGTTACATCTTGCTCTGATTGATACACACGGCCACCCTTTGCACCATATCGGGGAACTCCCTCTTTACGGTTTCATCTACGATGCATCGGGCTACGAATTCCATCTTGGTTTCGTCCTCCTTTTTTTTGGGTAGTGGCATTATCCTATTCCTCTGGGGTCATAGCCTGCGTCCCCATCGCTTGTAAATACGGGTTCTACGGTCATGCTATATTCTGCCTCTTCGTACCTGACGGCCTTTTTTTTTGTCCTTGGCGTGGATATGTGTCGGCGTAGCATCAGCTCCGCGTGTTTCCTGCTCGATACATACCATACCTCTCTTTCCTCGTATTTCGGACAGGTGAAAATCGCCTTGTAGATGTCAGCCATTCAAGGCTAAATATAGCAGGATTGTAAGCACCCCGATATAGCCGTAGAAGGTGGCGCGATATGCGTACTCTTTGCGGTTCATGGGTCGAGCTTGTCTTTGTAGTGTTGGATGATCCTCTCGGTTTGGTGGCGATAGAACTCTTTGAACTCTCCCTTTTGGTCTTGCGCCCATAGCTTGTAGAGGACGTTTCGGAGGCGCTGGCTTTGGCTCTTGGGTTCGTCGTATAGGTCGAGCTCCACCGCATCCAGCTCCTCTATCTCGTCGTGGTTGAGTTGTTCCTGCCCCCGGAAGTAGAGGATTCCGAAGGCATCGACCATGCTATCTATCTCTGCGACTTCGCTGCTGGACTTCTCCTGCGTAATGAACCGCAGGGAGACGGTCCTATCCTTGCGGCGTTGGTATCCGTCAAGCTGTCCCGCGGTTAGGATTTTCAAAATAGCTCCATTTGGTTCGTCACCTCCGGCAGCAGTTCCCACTCCGTTCGGCTCAATTCGTAAACGCCCTCGTGGCCGGGTGGGGTACAGTTCCACGTCGTGGCCTGGTATCGCTTCCCGTCCCTCTCGTGGATCTTGGTGAATAGGATTTCTCTCTTTGTCATGTGTTCATAGTTTGCCCTCCTCCCGCATGATCTTCTCGGCCCACCGCTTCCCGGCTAGGCCGCCCCACAAAAGATACGAAATAGTCCCGCATGCTTCCCTATCTGACTCGTCGTAATACTCCTCCGCGCGGGAGAGATATGAGTACATACGCTGGACGGTATCGAAGGAGACCGGACGTTTTGCGGCTAAAGTGGCAGCCCTAGTTTTACCGACCTGCGTGGCGCATTTATTGCCGACCTTCTCATTCAGCTCGATCCCCTTCTTCGCGTTATTGGATACCGCGTCGGGGTAGTTGCTCCAGGTCTTAAGGTTTACACGTATAGTCATAGGCTCGTTGTAGTTTCTCGACCATGCTCCGGTTCTTGCCGGTGCAATTGCATGGCCTTTCGTTGGCGTTGAAGGTGCGGTTGAAGATGCCGTACATATCGCGGGACTGGTGGCGGTTCAACTTGCCGCGCTCTATGGCCGGGAGCAGAGCTTCGTAAGCCTTTACGTCCCCCTTGGACATCTCCACATTCCGACCGGGGAAGATGGCGTTCAGCTTGGCGCGGCGCTCCTCGCACCCGCAGTCCTCCGCTACGGCGTGGACGAGCTTATCAATCCCCGTCGCCTGTGTGAACTGCGCGATCTTGTCTCCGAGTCCCTTGGATTTCTTTTCTGACACGTCGTATCGTGGTGTAGAGTGTATGGCGGGAGATGCCTGTCGACTGCGCAAAGGAGTCCAGGGTATGCCCGTCTTCAAAATATATAGCAAAGACCTCCGCATCGAACCACGGGAGGTCGGCGAGGCGCTCTTCGATATGGGACAGCAGCTCGTCGCGGTGTGCCGCTACCCCATCCCCGTCCCACCAGTCGACGATATGGTGAGCGAACTTCCGGCGGCGCTCGATATCCTTCCTCCACTTGTAGTGATAGCGGGACGTCTTCGAGTTGTAGTTGTTGACCATGACCCGAAGCACCCAGTATTTCATTTGGTCCCGCTCTAGGAGGCCGTCAATCGTTTCCTGTTTGGTTTGGTATAGCTGGAGGATCACCTCGTGGAGCAGGTCCGGACCGTCGCCCCCTGCGATGCGGTAGGCCGCTTGTAGCAGGTCGTCGTAATTCCGGGCGAGGTATCCGTCGAGGGTCATAGCTTCCGAAGGCGCCGGTTGTATACATCAATCAGAGCCTCCAATTCTTCGACGCTGAATTTCTTTGTCGTGTTGCTCAAGGCCTCGATTTCTAACGCCGTCCCTTCCCCGTATACCCTGTCCAGGTGGCGGGCGAATTTCCACTGCTCCCCGGATCGGAATCCGTTGCAGGTTTTGCATTGGGGCTTGACGTTCCTTTCATCGAACCGAGTAGAGAACTTCGCGCGGGATTGGAAGTGGCCGGCGTCGACTGTCTTCCAGTGCTTAAAGACCCCGCACGTAAAGCACTGCACGAAGCCGCGATTATCCGCGTCCTTACTTCTGACCCATTGGGAGAAGACCCGATCAAGGCGGGCGATTAGTTTCTTTCGGGTCATACGAACAGTCCGAGGCATGACAGCAGAAACACAACGACGGTAAACAGGCGCACCTGATGTTCATGGTAGTACTCCGCGCCGATTTGGGCGAAGGTGAGGATAGCGATTGC